ATGCAACAGCAGCTAATGAATGACGCTGCACAAGGCGCACGTGACCCCCAACGGGCACGTATGGGTAGTATGTTTGGTAGTATCATTGGTCGTGCCTTAGGTAATAATGCTGGCGGTGCTGATACGGAAAGAGCAGCACTAGAAGCTAGGAACTTACAACAAAAAGAAATGCAAAAAGAATATTCTCAAGCTTTAAATCTAGCAGACCCACAGAAAAAACTTGAATCTGCAACTAAACTTATTGATCTTGGTTTTATAGAGTTTGGTTCTAAGTTACGCACTGAGGCTTTAGATGATGCAAAAGTTATCCAAGGAGAAGAAGTAAAAAAAGCTGCTTTATTAAAGCAACAACAACGTAGAGAAGGTTTAATAGCTCAAGCCACAGAGTTAGGCATGACAACTCAAGTAGAGCTATTAAAAACTGGTGGTAATATGGATGATGCTTCTGCTGATATAAGAGAACAAGCACAACTACGAACACTGCAAGTAGGAAATCGTGATACACGTGTTTTAACTGCTACGTCTTTTGGAAAATCGCCAGAATATTTAAAACAAATCAAAGCAGGTAAGTTTGACTCTGTTTCTGATGAAATGTTTTTAACATCATTAAAAGGAAAGTCTGCTAAAGTACAAAACTATCAAAAACAAGATGGTAATAGTCAGTTATATCGTATAGATGAACAAGGTAAAGTATGGGATAATGGTACAAAGCAATGGGTTTATCCTAGTGAATTAGGGTTATCAGCCGCACCACAGCAAACAGAAGAAGTAATGAATATGTTTGACTCAGCGACTAAAGCTTTGTTTACTCAAGATGTAAAAACCTATCAAGAGTTAAATACTAAAGCTAATGAATCTCTTAAAGGTTTGGACATTAATAAGCAGTCACAACAAATTTTTGATGAGGGTATTATAGCAGGTGCTTTTGCTAATATGCGAGTTAGTATTAACAAAGGTTTAATGGCAACAGGAATGGCAAGTGCTGAGGCAGCAGCTATAACAGCTAATACGGAGACTTACAAGTCTTACAGAGGTAATGCAGTAGCTATAAATATTCAAGCTTTTGGTGCTGGTACAGGACTGTCGGACGCAGACAGGGATTATGCAGAAGCTATGGCAGGTGGTAAGATAGAAATGACTAACGAAGCTATAGCAAAAATATTAAAGATTGAGCGTAAGATGTATACTTTAGTTATTGAAAATAATAACGAAGTAGTTGACAGAATCGTTGGACGTATTGGTGGAACTGACGCAGACAAGACAAAATTAGCGCAGTCTTACTACCTAGCAGTGCCAAATGATGTGTCAAATTCTGTAGATACTGTCAATATAAGCGGAACTTGGAATCCACTTCTTAATAATGGTAATGGGGGATTTGAATAATGATTCAACGTAAAGGCCCAGATGGTAAAGTGTATCAATTTCCAGAAGGAACCAGTGAAAAAGTAATGAGTGACGCTTTTTCTTCTATTTATAATAGTAAACTTAATCCTTCTAATACTGACGAACTTTTATCACCTGCATACGTTGCTCAACAAACACCTTTTAGTCAGATTAGTGACGAACTTTCTGAAACTACTCAAGGTGCTTTAGATAACGCTAGTACAGTAATGGGCAGGAACAAGGAAGAGTTTGGTTCAGCTTTACAAGATAGAGTAAATTCTGATCCTTCTATATCTATCAATAAAGCATTTTTTGGTGATGGTGGTAGGGTACAAAATAATCGTAGTGGTATGAGTAGCCCACAGTACGGAACACCGCAAGAGGCTGTAGTGAATCAAGATGCTAGGCCTCAGAATATGCAAGAGTTAGGTATTCTTAATCTAGCCGAAGGTGTAATACCTGCTAGTTTAGAAGTTCTGGGTGGTACTGTAACTGCGGCTGCTAAAGTGCTTAGTAACATTACTCCTGATGTTATAGAAAACCCTACAGTAAATACAGTTATTGATATAGGTACTGCTATTGCTGATAGTCCTTTAATGCAAGAAGGAATAGAGCTTGTAAAAGAAAACTATCCTAAGTATTTAACATGGGCAAAAGAAAACCCGTTTTATGATCGTGCTCTAAAAGCTACATTTAATCTTACAGCGTTAGCTACCAAAACTCCTGTTTCAAAAATAGGTACTGTAGGTGAAACACTAACAAAATCAGGCAATAAACTTTCATATAAAAATAAAAGGAAAGGGGTAGAGCAAATGCTTGAGCCTCTTCACCCAGAAACAAGTGATATGACAATGCCTATGACTCCTACTAAAACAGAAGGTATTCTAGGACGAGTAGTTCCTATTTATAATGCTAAAGCTAACGAAATAATTGACGTAACAACTATTGTACCTAATTTAAAAGCTTCTGGAAGCTTTAGTAACTCACGTAATGTAATTTATTCGGAGATAGCAAACACAGCAGAAAAACTAAAGAAAAGCATAACCAGTGCAGGAAATCCTAAAGTTACTATTGATGTGGTAGACCAACTACAAGTAGCGGCTGATAACTTAAAAGAAAAGACAGGCTATAGTTTAGCTGGAGGCACTAACAAATTTGCTGATGATCTAATGACCACAGCTATTCGTTTTGTCAAAGCGTCAGACGGAACTGTCTCAGGTTTATTAGACGCTCGTAAGAAATTAGATACTTTTATAACAAAGCACCAACCTAAGTCACTTACTCAAGACTATGTGAATAGTAAAGCGTATGCAGTGTCAGAAATAAGAACAATTATGAATAAAGCTGTAGCTGACTCAGTTCCAGATGTTGACGTAAGTGGTATGTTAGATAAACAACATAAGCTATACAAAGCATGGGACGTAGTGGGCGACAAAGCTGTACAAGAAAGTAGATTTGCTATTGGTCGTGTGTTTAATGACATAGTAAGGAACAAAGTAAGTATGCCCTCAACACCTCTGTCACTTGTATACACAGCCTCAGGTACAGGATACTGGTTAGCCTCAGGTAATGGTCTTTTTACGTTAGGAGCACTAGGTGCAGCAACTACTGGTGCTGTAGGTTATAAGGTACTTACTGGGCCAAAGATTAGGCAAACTCTTGGGTGGTTACTCAAAGGAATAGGAAAGACACTTGAAAAAACAAAAGTAACAGCTACTATAGAACAACTTAAACTAGATCGTTTACTTATTGTAGGTTTATTGAATGATCTTGAAAAAGACGCTCAAAGGCCACCACTTTTAAGTGCAGCTAATCAATAAAACCTAAGCATAAAAAAGCCCTACCTAAGTCTCCTTAAGTAGGGCTTTTTGTTGCCTACGATTTAATGAATGTCGAACCCATTACTTATCTTCCATGCAAAGTAATCCTCAGGACGCATAAACTCTTTAAAGATAGTCTCAACAGCTAGGATTAAACGTAATACGTCTGTTAAATCTTCTTTGTTTCCGTGGTCTAACTCTTCCTTAAGGTCACTATGGAACTGATCTAGGCATATCACAGTAATCTTTTCTATGTCTATTAGATCATTTAACTGTACACTACTCATACTACCACCCCCATGATTCGCCAGACATACCATCTGCGCTATAGTCAGTCACACGACCCTCAAAGAAATTCTTGAAGCTGTCGCCATTAAGTACCCAATCTAACCAAGGTAAAGGATTCTCTTCAATCTCCCAGTTAGGCTTAAGGCCTAGGTTAGTTAATCGTCTGTCTGCGATATATCTGATGTAGTCTTTGACTTCACCAGCCGTAAGACCTTCCACACCTCCCATTTCAAACGCAAGATCAATAACTTTGTCCTCAAGCTCGACAGCAGTTCTGTACATTTCATATATAGATAATTTAAACTCGTCATTTACCACCTCTGGATTTTCGCTAATGAAAGTACGAAACAATTCTGTCATACCTGCGACATGAATAGTCTCGTCACGTATACTCCACTCTACAATCTCACACATACCCTTAAGCTTACCAAAGCGTTGAAAGTTAAGTAGCATTACAAACGCACTAAACAAACTCATACCCTCGTTGCATACAGTCTGTGCTAAGGCCTTAGCTAACCCTTGCTTGGTGTCAGGGTCAAAGGTCTGCATAAACTCAAGCTTCTCAGCCATAGCATCGTACTCAAGGAACGCTGTGTACTCAGCCTCAGGAAAGCCTAGGGTATCGTTAAGTAAGGCGTAGGAGCGCATATGGATAGTCTCTCGCTGTGCAAACGATAGCATCATCATACGTGCTTCATTATTCTTAATGCGAGGTAAGAACACATCTACGTAAGAACCACCTACTATCACATCAGACTGTGTAAAGAGCCTGAGTATCTGTGTGATAAAGTTCTTTTCTTCATTGTTAATCTTACCAGACTTCCACTGTGTTACGTCCTCCTGTAGGTCACATTCCCACTCTCCCCAGTGTAACTTATCATGCTCAATAGCTTGTGTCACAAAGCTTGAGTAGTTGAAGGGCTTGTATGCTGCTGACGCTGTTAATAAACTCATTCTTCTATCCTTGGCAACTTAAACATTCTTGATCATCTTGGTCTTGAGCAAAGTCCTTAAGTGCAACACGTGTAGGCTTAACGCTTACTGTGTCGGCTTTAGAACTTGCGCTAGTCCTTAGGTAGTACAGACCCTTAAGCTTCTTGTTGAAAGCCCTAAGGTGTACTTCATTCACATAAGCCTTATCTGTACCTGATGGAAAGAATAGATTAACACTCTGACCTTGGCAGATATAAGGCTGTCTACTTGCTGCATGGTCTATAACCCATCGTTGGTCAAGCTCAAATGCAGTCTTAAATACTTCCTTATCCCATTCATCCATCCATTCTAGGTGCTGTACGCTTCCCTCATGCAAGAGTATAGACTTCCACTGCGCTGCAATCCACACAGGGTCGCTATTATGTCCTCTAATAACCTTATCTAGGTACTTATTCTCTACTAAGTGGGCACCTACACGTGTCCTGTGAGTAAAGGCATTAGACTTAAGAGGCTCAATACTAGCAGAGCAACCAGCAATAATACTACTGTTGGCGTTAGGTGCTATAGCTAACAGGTGAGAGTTACGCATACCTTCTACGTCAGGACAAGCCCCACGTTCTTCCGCTAAGTACACTGATGCTGCCCTAGCCTGTGCTTTAATATGAGTAAACATATCAGTATTGATAGTAGTAGCCATAGGAGACTCCCACGGGACGCCTAAGCGTTGCAAAGCACTATGGAACCCCATTGCCCCTAGTCCTAGGGAACGCTCTTGTGTGGCACTATAGACAGCCTTACGTAGCTCCTTGGGTGCATGGAAACAAAAGAAGCTTATTACATTGTCAAGCATAGTAATTAAGTCAGCTACCATTGTAGTGTCTTTCCACTCTTCATAATACTCTAAATTAACACTTGACAAACAACAAACTGCTGTACGTTCCTCTGATGTAGGTAAGTGAATCTCGTTACATAAGTTAGACCCATGTATCTTTAGACCTTGCTCCTTCATAGATGGTGGTAAGTGCCTGTTAGCTTCATCAATAAAGTTTAAGTAAGGCTCACCTGTCCTAAAGCGTGTCTCAATCAAACGCTCCCATAGCTCCCTAGCTGGTAACAAGTCACGCACTGTCTTATCGTTAGGGTCTACAAGAGGCCAAGGGTCTCCAGCAACCACAGCGTCCATAAACCTATCAGTAATGTTAACTGCGTTATGTAGGTTAAAGGCCTTACGATTAGGGTCGCCACCTGTAGGTACACGTATGTTAATAAACTCAATAATGTCAGGGTGGCTAATGTCCATGTAGGCCGCATAAGAACCCTTACGTGTCTTACCTTGCCTGTAGGCAGTCATGTCACTATCAACAGTCTTTAGGAAAGGAATTGGGCTAGGAGCCATATCGCTAACACTACGAATGTCAGACCAATGACCACCAACTCCACCACCTTTAACACTAAGCCAACGTAGTTCTGTCGAGTGTCCGATAAGACCATCAAGGCTATCAGGTACATAACTGAGGAAGCAGCTAATAGGTAATCCATTTATCTTCTCCCCCTCCTTAGGGGCGTTGCTTAATATAGGGGAACTAAACATAAACCAACCTTTACTAGCGTAGTCATAAATACGCTGTGCTAGTTCGTAGTCATGCTTACTAAACGCTGTCGCTGCTCTTGCATAAGCGTCCTGTGGATCTTCACCATCACGACAGTAGTAGTCAGCAAGTAAGGTGTAGGCTTGTTTACTTAATAATTCGTTACGGCTATAATTAATTACAATGCTCATTTACCCACTCCGTTGTTTCCATAATACCCTTGAATCCAACTAAGGTGGCATTTGTTTCTGTGTTTAGCACTGTAGGTACGCTACGTACTTTATATTTAATAGCTAAGTCAATGTCCTTACCAATGTCAATATCTTTATAGTCAATTTCTAAACTATTTAAGACTTGACTTACAGCTTTACAGGGGGCACAACCTTCTGTGTAGAATTTTATTATCATTTTGATTCCTTGTGTAGTGCATTGTCGTAAAGCTTACATATTTCAACAGCGTTTTGTTGCGCCTCTTTATGTTTACTAATGTCATTAGTCTCTAAATAAGCATTGGCTATATCTAAAGACTCCACACAATCCTGCCGTAATAGCTCTAAGGCTAACCCTCGTACTTGACCTTTCATTAGTATTCCTTTTGGTATTTGCCTGTACGAATCATTGCACAAATCTCAACTGCCCTTTTGCCTACCTGTTTAGCCCATCTACTATTCATAAACTCGTCTGCTGCTTCGTCCCAATTGTGTTCCTCTGAGGCAGCTAAGGCTTTTTTAAACTTAAGTAACCTAGGCATACCTAAGTTAAAACAAATGTCAACAAAGGCGTCATAACGAACAGTATCAAACATGACTAAATCAATAGTCCAAGGTAAGGATACTGATAATTCTTCCTCTACACGCTCAATGTCGTTAAGTAATAAAAATTCAATCTCACGTGAGGTAAGACCTATGCCACCCTTAGGGTCTATGTTACGCCCTACGCCTATGGTTATCTTATCGGCTGTACACTTATAAGCATGAGTCTCTACGCCCTCATGTGCTGTTAACATTTTAGATAATTGTGTCATTATTTATTCCCGTCTATTGGTTCATTGGTATGCCTAGGTGATAGGGCAGTCTCCTGTCCTGTATCCACAACAGAGTTATGTCTATCGTAGTATTCTACCTGCATTTGTAGTGCATGAATAGCTTTCTGTAGGTCTTGTCGGTGAGTACCTTTCTCTCTTGTCAAGTATTTATTTACTTTAGTGTAGATACTTGCCTGTAGACCTACGTAACCAAAGTTAGCAAAGGTACTCTCAAGAGGCTGTATGCCTTGCTTGGTATAGTGGTCGCCACCTACTTGCGTATCAAGTGCTTTAGTGTCCATTACAGCCTCCATATCTCCGAAATCATCTATGAAATTATACTTGGGCCAATCTATGATTTTAGTCATTGTCTGAATCCTCTTCCGTAAACATATCTAGGTTTTTCATTACCAAGTCCTCATAACGATCAATTAATGATTCGCTTGTGATACCTAGTAGCTCACATAAGAAGTCAACGTCATACTTATTTAATATCTGTTCTTTTATTTCTTCAAAGGTGCTAGACATTTTAAATGCTCCAGTAACTTATCAACTGATTTCATAGTAAAGTGCGCTAAACCTTCTTTATCACACCACTCACCTAGGTTCATCTTAGAGCCTTTCCTGAGGCGTTTACGTTCATCAGAGAATACAAATATCAATGGCCTATCAATCTCGTCCCTGATAGCTTTGTACTTCTGCGTGTCGCCTACCCTAAAGAATCCCTTACACTCTATCATAGCTCCTGTACGCTCACAGATAAAGTCTGGTACGTACTTCTTATGTATTGTGTAAGGTAGTCTGTAAGGCTCGTACAGGAATCCTGTAGTCGCTTCACTAAAGGCACTCTCTAGGCCTGATCTAAACTTAGTCATTATAAAGTATCCTCAAGTGTTAAGCGTCTAAAGCCGTCCCAGTTCCTACGCATATACAGCAGGTTCCAACACACCTCTAGCCTCTCC